CCTCGTCTGACTTAACTGTTGGCGAATACATTAAACCATATTGTACAGGAGCATAAACTATGACAGCTAATTTCGGAGAGTACTACTTGAGTTTTAATCTACGCAACGGTGTAGGTATCGACTTAGAATTCGCAGACAGTAAGCCAGTGTGGATTAGTAATACAATGACAGGCTCAATAAGTGCGGCATCGTTTGAGGGCGTTGTGTTTCTTGCGCCCTTTATGATAGTAACATTCGGCAAGGTGTGGCAGGAGGATGAGTGATGCAACTCATGGCGGGAAAGGAGATCGCCAACGGAAAGTAAACAAGGAACAATACGACAGTAATTTTGACAGGATATTTAAACAGGAGAAAACAAATGAACAAAGCTACAGTGAAGATAGGGTTTTCAAACGTACTGCGAAAGGCGGCAGTGTGGGTGGAACAAGAACAGATTGAAATGAAAAGTAAGTTTGAAACAAGATACATTAAAACCATAAGAACTTTAGTGGTCTTGTCTGTACTGCTTGTTATTTCAAATTCTATTTTAGTTTTAAGAGGATAATAAAATGAATACGATACTAGTAATTGTGACAATACTCTCTTTATTTTATGGCATTAAACTGCTGTATGTTTCTGAACTAATGATTGACGAACTAAAAAAAGAGAGTGAAATAAACAAATAAAAACTTGACACGAGGGAACAGTATGTTATACTCGACCCTCAATTTTAACCACCACCAAAGAGGAAAAGCAACATGGCAATATTACAAGGTACAGCTTATTGGGTTTCAGCAACTACACCTAACACAACTTTTGAACCAGTATATTCGGTTAATTTAGTTGTCGATGATGAGACTGCTGAAGATTTTCAATCACGCGGGTTCAATATTAAGCAGATGGATGAAGGCCCCGCAGTTGTAATTAAACGTAAAGTGAATGGCCCTAATGGTATGATTCGTCCTGCTCCGCGACTAGTGGATGCATACAAAAATACTTTAGATGCTAGAGTAGGTAATGGTTCCGAAGTTAAAGTTCAATATAAAGAATGGGAATCAGATTGGAAAGGTAAGACCTTTAAAGGGTTAGACTTCCAAGCTATGCAGGTTATTAATCTTATTGAGGTTGGATCACCTGATGGCTCAGAGTTTGACTCACTTGAAACTAACATGGAGGATGAATTATGAGTGACACACCACAGTACACCTACATCAAAGACGATGTTACATATGACGTAGGCCAGTTATCACCCGAAGGACAGTCAGTATTCGGAGTCTTAGTAAACGCACAGGGCAAGCTACGCGAAGCAGAGTTGAACGTAACACTAGCCCGAGCATCTATCATGACTCTCACTGGTAGCATGGACGAGCATCTAGTAGATGATGCAATCATTGAAAACTCTAACGAGGAAACCAACGAGGAGTAAGGCGTATGCCTTTTGTTAAATTACATCAACCTTGTTTAGAATGCGGCTCCAGTGATGGGGCCAGTATTAATGACGATGGTTCTGCTTGGTGCTTTGTTTGCTCTAAGTATTTTAAAAACTATAGTACATCGGAAGTACACCAACCAGATACCGTAACGGACTTTGAAGTGTATCAAAGGAATAGCAAGATGGAACAGAGTTCAAACCAAGTATCAAGTTACACTGCTACCTTTAATGAATTGACTGACCGCAAGATAAGCTTAGCTACAGCTAAGAAGTACGGAGTTAAATCAACTACAAAAGATGGCAAGATAGATAAGCACTACTACCCTTATTTTAACGGACATGAATTCGCAGGAACTAAAGTTCGTAGACAAAATAAACATTTCTCTTGGACAGGAAGCGCCAAGGAAGTGGGGTTGTTTGGAGAGAACCTGTTTAAAGCAGGCGGTAAGTTTATAACTTTAACAGAAGGCGAATGTGATGCGATGGCCGCTTACGAACTTATGGGTTCTAAGTGGCCTGTCGTTTCTATTAAATCAGGGGCGCAAGGAGGCGTTGCTGATGTTAAGAAAAGCCTTGAGTATCTTGAGTCTTTTGATTCTGTTGTTATAAACTTTGACAATGATAAAGTCGGAGAAGAAGCGGCAAGAGAAATTGCTAAGCTTTTAACACCTAAGAAAGCTAAGATCATGACACTCCCTGTAGACTACAAAGATGCTAACGATATGTTACGCCAAGGTAGACACGCGGCATACGTCAGTGCTTTCTGGGAATCTAAAGTCTATACGCCTTCTGGTGTATTAAATTTATCTGATCAGTTTGAAGCCTATCAAAAGCTACGGACAGAAAAGAAAACAGCTATACCGTATCCTTGGCGCGGCTTAAATAAAAAGCTAGAAGGTCTTAGGGCGGGTGAGTTAGTCACACTTACAGGCGGAACAGGCTTAGGTAAATCATCTGTCACTCGTGAGATAGAACACTGGTTGATTGAAAACACCGAAGATAATGTAGGCGTTGTGGCTCTTGAGGAGAACTGGTCACGCACTGCCGAAGGTATCATGGCAGTCGAGGCTAACGCTAAGCTACACCTTGACAGCGTTAAGTCTCAGTACACTGATGAACAACTAGACGAGTGCTTTAAGAAAGTGTTTATGGGCGAGAACGAGGGGCGCGTTTGGATTCACGCACACCACGGAGTCAATAACCTTGAAGACATCTTTAGTAAGCTACGCTATATGATCATAGGTCTAGATTGTAAATGGATTGTAGTTGACCACCTCCACATGCTTGTATTGTCTACACTTGAGAATGACGAGCGTAAAGCTATCGACCAGATCATGCATCGACTCAGGACTATGGTAGAGGAGACAGGCTGTGGTATGATACTAGTGTCACATTTGCGTAGAGTAGACGGCAACAGGGGCCACGAGAACGGCATAGAGACAGGGCTTAATCACCTTAGAGGTAGCCAGAGTATTGCTCAGCTAAGTGATTGTGTTATCAGCCTTGAACGCAACCAACAATCAGACGATGAGATAGAGGCATCGACCACCAAGGTTAGGGTGCTGAAGTCTAGGTACACTGGAGATGTTGGCGTTGCTACTAACCTGTTGTATGATGGCGCGACAGGGCGGCTACGAGAGTTAGATGATTATGACGCGGCTCAGTTTGACGGAGATATAATATGAAAAAGTTCCCTACTGGCACTTACGCATTTGATAGTGTGCTTAGACAACTACGTAAAATAGCTCCCGACTTAATATATGAGTCAACTCATACTCCTAAAGGTAGAATCTTTAACGGTTTTGTAATAGCTAAAACTAAAACAAGCTTTAGACCTGTGGGCATTCTTGATTGGGCGCACTACACAAAAAAAGGAATGTGTTTCGCAATACAGCACGATGTTCTTCAACAATACTATGAGGAAATGCTTGAAGATTCTCGAAGTCCAAGTAATGTGTGGAAAGATAAAAAGAAAGAACAGAATCTAAAAGATTACTACGCTAACAGATCAGGTGAAATATATGAGTAACTTAGTATTTGATATAGAAGCAGACGGCTTAGACCCCACGAAGATACACTGTATTGTGGCACAAGACGTTGATACAAAGGATGTGTTTACGTTCGACAACACACAATTGCAAGAAGGTTACGATATGTTATCGTCTGCAACTAAACTGATCGGCCACAACCTGATAGGCTATGACATCCCTGCAATTAAAAAGGTTGCCGGAATTGATTTGTTTGACAAGAAGATTGTAGATACCTTAGTGCTATCACGACTCTTCAAGCCAACACGCGAAGGCAACCACGGACTTGAAGGTTGGGGCTATCGTCTAGGTTTTAAGAAAGGAGACTTTGGTGATCAGGAAGATGCATGGGAGCAGTATACTCCAGAGATGTTAGAGTACTGCAAGAACGATGTGTTGCTTAATACTAAAGTGTACGAGGCTTTGAAGCTTGAGAGCCGTGGGTTCACGCCACAATCAGTGCAGATAGAACACGCAGTAGCTAAGATCATTGATCAGCAACGCACCAATGGCTTTGTCTTAGACCTTGAGAAAGTTATGGGTTTAGTGGCTATGTTTGAAACCAAGCTACACGATCTAGAGCAGGAGGTTCACGAAGAGTTTCGGCCTGTAGTCACTACTCAGATACTGACACCTAAGTTCACAGCGACAGGTGCAGTAGCTAAGACAGCAACCGATCAGCACGGTAAGGGTACAAGACTGACAGACGAGGAGTACGAGAAGCTTTCATTAGATATAGATTGTAAGCCTATCGCACGTAAAACTGAAACGCCTTTTAACTTAGGGTCACGCAAGCAGATTGGCGAGTACCTAATTCGTTTTGGTTGGAAGCCTCAGAAGCATACACCTACAGGTCAACCCATTGTAGATGAGTCAACTTTAAATAAGGTTAGGAACATACCGCAGGCCGCATTGATTGCTAAGTATCTTATGTTGCAGAAACGCTTGGCTCAAACTAAGAGTTGGATCAAGGAACTCAACGAAGACACTGGCAGGGTGCATGGGTACGTCAATCCTAATGGTGCAGTGACATCGCGTATGACACATTCACATCCTAACATGGCTCAGATTCCTAGTAGTTCGTCACCGTTCGGCGAAGATTGCCGATCTTGTTGGACTGTTCCAGAGGACTATCGTCTGGTAGGGATTGATGCTTCAGGCTTAGAACTTAGGATGCTTGCACATTACTTAAACGATGAGGGCTATACTAATGAAATACTTAACGGAGATATACACACCGCTAATCAGCGCCTTGCTGAACTTGAATCAAGAAGTCAGGCGAAAACTTTTATCTATGCCCTCCTATACGGAGCCGGAGATGCAAAGCTTGGGTCTGTGGTTGGACGAGGTAGAGCGGTTGGGAAAGGACTTAGACAACGCTTCTTTGATAATCTCCCATCATTTAAAAAGCTTACAGACAGAGTACAAAGAGAAGCTTCAAGCGGATTCGTTAAAGCACTAGACGGACGTAAGCTTACGGTGCGCTCAGAACACGCGGCCTTGAATACTTTGTTGCAGGGAGCAGGCGCAATAGTAATGAAAAAAGCGTTGATAATACTAGACGAAAAGATAAAGAACCACGGATACGATGCTAAGTTTGTAGCTAACGTACACGATGAATGGCAGATAGAGTGTCACCTTGATGATGCAGTAGAGGTAGGTAAGCTAGGTGTTAACGCCATTAAAGAAGCAGGGTGTATGTTTAATTTAAATTGTCCACTGGACGGAGACTATAAAGTCGGGGAGAACTGGAGTGAAACACACTGAGACTACTGCGGTAAAGCTTCGAGAGTTTGTGAACTTGAGATACAATGTCCCTATAGGTGGGATATTTAGGATGCCCACTGGGACGAAACCTTTGGTGGCAGTAAAAGTTTTAAATTACAAAAAAGATGTTTTAATAGAATGTATGTATGTAATAACAGGACATAAGATAGTACACACTGGAGATAAAGATGTTGTCCCTCTAAAGCTTGGAACTTTAGAAGACGATAACGATTACGAAATAATAGACAATGAGGGATACTATAATGAATACTTCTAAAAATTGTATAGAATGTGGGGTAGTGCTCGAAACGCCTGTTAACTGGTGGTCTTCTTTTGTAGGTAAGAAACACTATAAGTGTATAGACTGTTACGACATACGCAGGACAGAGAATACAATTAAGAAAAAGTACAGAGAAGGAGTACAGCCAAGTCCAAGGCTCTTAGCTAAGTTGCTTGGGCGTAGACACAGAGCAGAGTACAACACTATCTTAGGAGGCTACGTGTATATTATCTCAAACCCTGCGTGGAAAGGTTGGTACAAGGTTGGGATGGCTGTAGATGCGGCTGATAGATGTTCAGGGTATCAAACCTCCTCGCCCTTTAGAGATTATAAGGTTTCTTATTCTAAATACTTTGAAGACAGGCGAGAAGCTGAGAGACTCGTTCACTCCGCGCTAAAAGAAAACAAAATTGAACACGCCAAAGAGTGGTTTAAAACAGACCTTAAAACTATAAAGAATATAATTAAAAATATAAAGGACGTTCAGCATGAATCTTAATACTATAGTACCTGACATTTACAAACACCTTGAAGGACTATCAGACGGTAAGCCTTTGCCGCTAACAGAAGAAGATATTGACAACACTCTTGTTGGAATTAAAGAAGCTCTGATGTCTTGGGCAGTTCCTTCTGATCGTAACAAGGACTTCACGGTTCGTATGTCTAATGTAGGAAAGCCATCGCGTCAGTTGTGGTATGAGAAGCGTGACCCTGCGGGGCGTGGTGGTATTGATGGGCCAACGCAAATCAAGTTCCTGTACGGCCACTTGCTTGAAGAGATTGTGTTGATGCTTGTGCGTATGTCCGGCCACAAAGTAACAGACGAGCAAAAAGAAGTTGAAGTTAAAGGCATCGTGGGCCACATGGACTGTAAGATAAATGGCGAAGTGGTGGATGTTAAGACCGCATCTCGCTTTGCGTTTAACAAGTTCAAGGACGGACGCTTATCACAAGACGATCCCTTCGGATACCTTGGTCAGCTTGCGGGATACGAGGCGGCAGAGGGTACTGACAATGGCGGGTTCTTGGTGTTGAACAAAGAGAGCGGTGAGTTGTGTATGTACGTGCCTGACGATCTTGATAAGCCCAATATTAAAACCTCTATTAGTCAGCTATTACCTGCATTAGAGCTTGACGTACCCCCAGAATTATGTTACACTCCCATACCTGATGGCAAGAAAGGCAACATGAAACTTCCAAAGGGTTGTAGTTGGTGTAAGTACAAGCACGAATGCTACAAAGATGCTAACGATGGACAGGGTTTACGTACCTTTAAATACTCAAACGGACTCGCATACTTGACAGAAGTTGTAGTCGAACCTAAAGTAGAGGAACTACTAGTATGAATGGCAAGAAAGCTAAGCGGATTAGGAAGCACTCAGGCGTTATTATAGTTGATTGGTTACGCTCATTACTCAGCGAAGAAGAAGGACAGGGCGTTACTGTTGATAACTATAAAAACTTTATGCCTGAGCAGACTCACTACATGGCGCAAAGAACTATGCATCTTAACGCCTATCATCCTAAGTGGGTCTGCAACAAGATAACTAAGATTATTAAATCAAACCCTCATCGCGTAATAGAAACTATCACACTAGGAGAAGTAAAATGAACATTGAACAGATGATCATAGCTACAGGAAGTTTTTTATTCAACAGTGATAAGTCTATTACAGATATAGACAACGAGTTTCTAGAAGACTTGCGGCTCTTGATAGATGCAGAACTAGAGCGCAGACAGGCTGTGATCCATTGAATAAGATTAAGAAGGGCTACCGCAAACAACGAGTCAAGCGACCTGTAGAAAAGAATCTTGTTAAAGGTTATGACTCTAACTGGGAGTATGAACTACATTCAGGTATCCTTGATGGTTGGAGTTTCCACACCGACAAAGTTCCTTACACCGTTGAGCATAACTATCATCCAGACTTTATCCGCGAGGTTGAGGGCAAGAAGATTCTGCTTGAAGCTAAGGGTAGGTTCTGGGACTACGCAGAGTTTAGCAAGTACATCTGGATTAGTAAGACACTGCCCGAAGATACAGAGTTAGTGTTTCTGTTTGCGAATCCAAGTGCGCCAATGCCGCAAGCCAAACGTAGAAAAGACGGCACTAAAAGAAGCCACGGTGAGTGGGCAAGTGCTAACAACTTCAGGTGGTTTAGCGAAGACACCATCCCTGATAGTTGGATTAACCCCAAGAAGAGGGAGAGTTTTGACTGACTTCAATAGAAAAGACGAGAGGCGCGATAGGTTTTTAAGAAAGAAGAAGTTCAAGAAGATTAGTTCTTCTTCTAAATTAAAAGATACTAGGCGCAAAGAACCTACAATTAACTTATACGAAGAGATAGCACATGAAAAGATTAAATGATGCAACACCCGCAGATTGGGATAGAGTAGCTAAAGAACATCCTGCACTTGAGCCTTACAAGCCTTACGTTGATATGGCTATGCAAGAAGCACATACACTAAGTGAAGATGTTGTCAACAATCCAAAGCACTACAACACTGGCAACATTGAATGCATTGAAGCCATTGAAGAGTCTATGTCTAGCGTAGCTTTCAAAGGGTATCTCAAGGGTAACTGTATGAAATACCTTTGGCGCTACGACTATAAAGGCAAGCAAGTAGAGGACTTAAATAAGGCTACGTGGTACTTAAATAAACTAACAACAATCGTCACCAAGGAGAACACTTAATGGATCAGTACCAAGAATTTATACACAAGTCACGCTACGCACGTTGGATACCTGAACATAATCGAAGAGAGACATGGGCAGAAACAGTGTACCGCTACGTACAGTTCTGGAGAGATCGTGAACAGATTACAGTATCTGAAGGACAGAAATTATACGATGCAATATACAATCTAGAGGTTATGCCTAGCATGAGATGCATGATGACAGCAGGGGAAGCACTCGACAAAGATAATGTTGCAGGGTTTAACTGTAGTTATCTGCACATAGATTCACCGCGATCCTTTGATGAGTTGATGTATGTTCTTATGTGTGGCACAGGTGTAGGGTTTAGCGTTGAGCGTAACTTCATAAACAAACTACCTGAGATTGCAGAAACATTTCATGCTACTGACAGCGTTATTGTCGTTAGTGACAGCAAGATCGGTTGGGCTTCTGCGTTCCGCGAGTTGATTGCTATGCTGTACGCAGGGAAGATTCCTAAGTGGGATATGCACAACGTCCGTCCCGCAGGCGCAAGACTTAAAACCTTTGGTGGACGCGCATCTGGCCCAGAACCCCTAGTAGATTTATTTAATTTTTGTGTTGGTGTTTTCTCAAAGGCCGCAGGCCGTAAGTTAACCTCTATTGAGTGTCATGATGTTGTCTGTAAGATAGCAGACATCGTTGTTGTTGGTGGTGTAAGGCGTTCAGCACTAATAAGTTTATCTAATCTATCCGATCCACGTATGGCTAAAGCTAAGTCAGGAGATTGGTGGAGAAACGAGGGACACCGTAGACTTGCTAACAACAGCGTAGCGTACACAGAGAAGCCTGACTTTGAGTCTTTCCTGTCTGAGATGCAGAACATGTATGAGTCTAAGGCGGGTGAGCGCGGAATCTTCAGTCGCATAGCGGCACAGAAAGTTGCAAGCAAGAACGGACGTAGGGATGCTGAGCAGGACTTTGGTACTAATCCTTGCAGTGAAATCATATTACGCAGTAATCAGTTCTGCAATTTATCGGAAGTGGTTGTCAGGTCTGAAGATACTTTAGAGACTTTGAAATCTAAAATAGAAGTAGCCGCGATGATCGGAACATTACAGGCTACGCTTACAGACTTCCGATACTTGCGTAAAGTGTGGCAACGCAATACAGAAGAAGAGGCTTTGTTGGGTGTGAGTCTTACAGGGATTATGGATCATAAGGTGCTAGGCTCGTCTACTGACAAGCTTTCTGAATGGCTAGAGGAGATGAAGGGTGTTGCGGTTAAAACTAATAAAGCTTGGGCAAAGAAGTTGGGAATTAATCAATCAGCGGCTATTACTTGCGTTAAGCCTAGTGGCACGGTGTCTCAGCTTGTTGATAGTGCCAGTGGCATTCATCCTCGTTTTTCTAAGCATTACATTAGACGAGTACGCTCAGATGCGAAAGACCCCCTCGCGCAATACATGTCAACAGCGGGATTCCCTGTCGAACAAGATGTAATGAGTCCTGCATCTCTTGTGTTTAGTTTCCCTGTGAAGTCTCCTAAGACTAGTACAACAGTTAAACAAGTAGGGGCGATGGAACAGTTAGCGTTGTGGAAAGCGTATCAGAATCATTGGTGCGAACATAAACCAAGCATAACCGTTTACTACACAGACGATGAGTTCTTGCAGGTATCTCAATGGATATGGGAAAACTTTGATTTGTGTAGCGGTATTAGCTTGTTGCCGTACAGCGACCACGTATATCAGCAAGCCCCCTATGAAGAGATAGACGCAAATCAATATAAGGAGTTAGTGAAAGCTATGCCAAAAGACATTAACTGGAATGACCTTGAAAACTTTGAACAAGAAGATAACACAACAGGCTCACAAGAGTTGGCGTGTGTGGGCGGTGCTTGTGAAATTGTTTAAGAAAGGCAAGGAAGCCAATGTCTTAGGGTTTAAAATTCTTATTAACTGTGAAGGGGTTGTCGTGACAGAAATGTCCGGCATCCCTGAAGGTGATTTAAATAAGGTCTTTAGCGGTGACGAGTTGTTAATTATGAGAAACATTGTACAACTTACGAAACCAAAACTAGAGGCGCTTCATTCTTTTTTAGAAGATGAACTCAGCGCCCTTAATCATACTACCATTTAATTTTGTCAGTCCAATATGTGGCAGACATCTTGCCTTCTCATTCTGGATTTAAACCTTTTTCTAGAGTGGCAAGCCTTAACTTGAGGTTATGTATGTCATCTAAGAGTTCTTCACTTTTAGTTATTTGTTTATCGACAAGACCCGCTGTGTATTCAATTAGCATATCTTGCCGCGCATCAGCAGGGAGCGATCCTAATTCGCCTCTGGGCCATTTAATACGGAACTCAGAGTTAGACTCTATGTCCATCTGAGTTTTGTCTAAGGCATGTTCAAGGGTATTTAACCGCTCTTGTACAGAGAAGTACGCCATTGTAGATACTGATGTAAACGCAATCATTGCAATCAGATTTCTAAGCGGAATTGTTACCGCTGTGTCTTCAGATAATTCGGCCATCAGATCACCATTTCACGCGGTTAGCCCAATAGGCCGCGCTCATTTTGCCCTTGGCTATGTTCTTAGCATGACGAGCTTTGAAAGAGGCTCGTTTCTTTTTCATACGGTCAGATTCACCCGCCTTGGGTTTTCCTGCGGTGCTTGCCCCCTGTTCTCCAAACCTAATCGTCTTGATTTTGTCACCTTCTTTTGCCACGACAACATGGCTTTTCTTACTGTGCTTGGGGGTACGTTTCGGTTTATTGTATCCACTAACTCCTGCCCTCTCTAGTCTTGAATCTTTTTTCTTTTTAGCTTTGCCGCCCTTCTTGTAGTCTTCTCTCATCGTTTCTTTCCTTTATGTAGTCCATGCTTAGCGTGTTGTTTGCCTTTAGCTGTAGCTTCTCTTTTCTTTTTATTAGCCGCCGCAAGTTTCTTTCGGCCTGCCGCAGTTGATTTGAGTTTTTTTATAGCCTTAGCAGGCGCGTATACTTCGCCAGTTTTACCGCTAGGTTTTCCAGAAGGTGTACGCCACTTTTGCTTTGTCCATTTCTTTAAAGACTTTTGAGATTTTTTAAGTGCCATTATTTCTTATGAACCTTTTGTACTTTAAAATTAGCTTCAAGTGAAGCGCCCTTGTGCTTAACAAACTTGCCAGTGTGCTTCATTAGATTCATTGAGCCGTCTTTCTGCTTCATCCAGTGATGACCTTTAGGTGCTTTAACTTTCATTTGTACCCGCCTCCTTTAGCTTTGTATTCTTTAGCAAGCATTTGAGCCTTTCGTGCTGACCACTGTCCTGCTTTACCGCCCTTACTTCCCGCTTTAATTTTATTAAATAAGTTCTTACGCATTGTAGGCTTGGTATAGTTACCCGC